CGGAAGTTGTGCCAGAAGGCGGAAAAGAACCCGGTTTTTTGATGCGCGCGCCCGGGCTGCGCAGGCTTGCCACGATTGGCACGGGGCCTATCCGGGGGCTTTGGCAACTTGGGCCGTTTCTTTACGTTGTCAGCGGCAACACGCTGTACAAAGTCACTAGCTCGTACACGGCTACGGCTTTGGGAACGATTGCAAACACCGGGCCTGTCAGCATCAGCGACAACGGCACGCAAATTTTCATCGCGGCCAACGGGCCGGGGTACATCTACAACGCCAGCACCAACGTTTTTCAACAAATCACAGACTCGGACTTTGCAGGCGCAGTAAGTGTTGGCTATCTTGACGGGTATTTTGTCTTTAACGAGCCCAACAGCCAAAAATTTTGGGTGACGAGCCTGCTTGATGGCACCAGCGTAGACCCGTTTGAGTTTGCCAGCGCGGAAGGTTCCCCAGACGGCTTGGTTGGCTTGATCGTTGACCACCGCGAGGTTTGGCTGTTTGGTACAAACAGCGTTGAGGTGTGGTACGACGCGGGGTTGCTTGACTTTCCTTTGCAGCGCGTACAAGGCGCGTTCAATGAGATTGGCTGCGCCGCGCCGTACTCTATCGCCAAGCTGGACAACGGCATTTTCTGGCTGGGCAAAGATGCGCGGGGGCAAGGTATCGTGTACCGCGCCAACGGCTACACCGGCCAACGCATCAGTACGCATGCGGTAGAGTGGCACATCCAGCAGTACGGCAATTTGTCGGACGCAATTGGCTACACCTACCAGCAGGACGGCCACAGTTTCTATGTGTTGACCTTTCCGGAGGCTAATACCACTTGGGTTTACGATGTAGCGACCCAGGCTTGGCATGAGCGCGCAGGGTGGGTTAACGGCGCATGGACGCGGCACCGCAGCAACTGTCAAGTCGTGTACAACGGCATGGTTGTCGTAGGAGATTACCAGGACGGGCGCATCTATGAGTTCGACCTAGACTACTACCAAGACGACACCGACATTCAACGTTGGTATCGGTCATGGCGCGCGTTGCCGACAGGCCAGAACGATCTAAAGCGAACGGCTCAGCACAGCCTGCAACTTGATTGCGAAACAGGCGTTGGCTTAACGGGTTCGATGATTGCCGAAACAATCTATCTTCAAACCGAAGATGGCGAAGACCTGATAACCGAGTCTGACGACAACTTGATTGCGGAGCAACAGACAGCCATAACACAAGGCAGCGACCCCGAGGTTATGCTGCGTTGGTCAGATGATGGCGGTCACACATGGTCGTATGAGCATTGGGCCAAAATGGGGAAGATCGGCCAGTTTGGTCACCGAACGATCTGGCGTAGGCTTGGCATGAGCATGAAAATTCGTGATCGGGTGTACGAAGTCTCTGGTACTGATCCGGTCAAGATCGCCATTCTTGGGGCCGAACTGTATGTGACGCCGACCTATGCCTAGCTCTGGTTCCATCACCAATATCACGCCCCCGCGTGTGCCGTTGATTGACCAGCGCACAGGGCTGATTTCGCGTGAGTGGTACCGATTCTTTCTGAACTTGTTTCAGTTGACCGGCGCAGGCACAAACGCTGTTTCGTTGATCGACTTGCAGCTTGCGCCGCCAAGCGTTTCGGTCGAAGCAATCCAGACTGATCCCAACGCACTTGACAACAACCCCACGGCGGCGGCGCTGGTGTCGCAAGTCGCAGAGATTGACAAGCAGTTGCAGGCAATCCTGTTGCAACCGCAGTTTGATGTTGGGGCCATCCTGACGGCTATAAAATCACTGTCGTCTGCGCCCGTCACAAAGACCGCCAATTTTACGGTTGCAGATAACGAAACTTGGCTGATCAACAACAAGACGGGCTCGTCATGCACGGTGACGCTGCCCGCTGTGGCTAGCAACGTAGGGCGGGAACTTCACTTTCAGAACTACCAAGCCCAAACGTTGGTGTCGGCGTCGAGCAATGTCGCCCCGTTAGCTGGCGGCGCAACCAGCACTGCCATTCTTGAAGCGGTTGCCGGTGCAAATTGCACCTTGGTTTCTGACGGCACAAATTGGATAATGACGCAGTACGACTCTAACAACGCGCTGCAACTTGAGTAAGGGTCCGATATGACTGTTTACGCCAAAGTACTGATTCCGGCCAAGATCGCCGAAAGTACGCAAACCACGCAGTACACATCCACGGGTGTTACGACCATCATCGACAAGTTCACGGCCACGAACTACAGCGCCAGCGCCGCAACCATCAGCGTGAACTTGGTGACTGCGGCTGGCAGCGCGGGCAACGAAAACTTGATCGTCAAGACTAAATCGTTGCAACCTTCCGAGACGTACACGTTCCCGGAGTTGGTCGGTCAAATCTTGGCTTCCGGAGGTTTCATCAGCACAATTGCCGGAACCGGCAGCGCCATCAACATCCGGGCCTCTGGCCGCGAGATCACGCAATGATGAACGTCACCTACGGCAAGGGTTTTGATATTGCACTGCCGAAGATGATGCGGCAGAAGGTTGATGCGTTGCAGCATCAGTTGGCGAAAATGCCGCAGTACGAGCCTGAGACGACGCATTACTTTCACGGCGGTATGTACTGCCGCCAAGTGTTTCGCCATGCCGGGGTGTTGGTTGTCGGCGCGGTTCACAAGAAAGAGCATTTCTATTTTGTCGCGTCAGGAACCGTGGCGATTACAGATGGCGAAGGCAATGTTGAAGAAGTGACTGGGCCGCATCTATTTTTGAGCAAACCCGGCACAAAACGCGCTGTGTACGCACTAACGGACGTGCTTTGCATGACGTTTCATGTTACCGACGCAAAAACAGTAACTGACGCCGAGGCCAAGCTTGTTGAGGCGGACCCCAACTCGATGTACAGTCTCGGAAATCAGGCCAAGCACAAAGAAATTGAGGTGCAATCATGACGTTTTGGGTGGCAGGCGCTATGGCCGTGTCCTCTTTGGTTGGCGCGGAAGCGTCTCGCAAAGCAGGGAGCAAACAAGCAGACGCATCTCGTCGCGCAGAAGACATGCAACGTGAGATGTTTGAAAGGCAAGTCGAGCTTCAGGAGCCCTGGCGTCAGGCTGGGCTTACCGCACTCAACAAGCTCATTCCTTTGGCGACGGAATACACGCCGTTTGGGATGGAGCAGTTCCAAGCCGACCCAGGCTACGCTTTTCGCATGGCCGAAGGAATGAAGGCGCTCGAACGCTCCGCCGCCGCTCGTGGCGGCTTGCTGTCTGGAGGCGCGCTGAAGGCGACACAACGCTTTGGGCAAGACTTGGCTTCGCAAGAGTACACCAACGCATTCAACCGCTATCAAGCTGAACGGTCTGCACGGCTGGCGCCGCTGCAATCGCTGGCGGGTGTGGGTCAGACTTCTGCGCAACAAATCGCCGGCCAAGCTGGCCAGATGGGCGCAAACGTAGGTAACTTGATGCAAGCCGGCGCCGCCGCGCGGGCGTCTGGGTACATGGGCCAAGCGAACGCGCTCATGCAAGGCTTAGGTTCGTATATGAACTATCAGCAAGGCCAGAACATGATTAACATGCTTCAGAACCAAGGGTATCGAGGCACATCGCCTAGCTACGGCGGGGGCATGGCGCCCGTGAACTATTCTTTGGCCGGGTCTGGTGCCAAGTTTGGGGGCTAATGCTATGCCGGTTGATCCTTCTATTGCTATGGGGTTCCGGGGGATTCAGATTGAGAACCCCTTGGAGCAGTACGGGCGTGCTGTGGCTATCCAAGGCGCGCAGCAACAGAACGCCTTGGCGCGCATGCAGATGGCGCAGGCCGAACGCGCGGTTGAAGAACAGAACGCGCTGCGCAGTTTGTATCAAGACGCTGCAAGCCCTGAAGGGCGGGTAGACTACAACCAACTGTCTGCAACGGCGGCTAAACGCGGTCTTGGCTACCTTGTGCCGGAAATTGAAAAACGGCATACGGAACGAGAAACGCAACGCATGACCCGTGAAAAAACGCGGCTTGGCCTTATCAGCACCAAGACCGAGCAAGCGCGGGATTTTTTGGCGCAAATTGACCCCAACGCGCCAGACGCCGTTGATCGAATTTTGGCGCTGCACGAGGCGACGCACGCTGACCCTGACATGGATTCTTTCCTGCGCAGCGCAGGGGCTACTGTTGAACGCGGGCGGGTTCAAATCGCACGCGTGGCGCAAGGGGGCCCGCAAGCAATTGCGCAGTACTTGGAACG